ATAATGATGGCAAATGAGATGAATATTCATCACGGCCTCAACAAGCGTCTTCAGTTTCATTTTCTACTAAATAGTATTCGTAAGAGAAAACGATTTGGTGGCAAGTGGACAACTACTGCTAAGTCAAAAAATTTAGAGTATGTAAAAGAATATTATGGTTATAGTAATGCAAAAGCAAAAGTAGCCCTTGACATACTAGATAAAAAACAATTGAATCTTATCAAAGAAAAACTTGATAAGGGTGGGAGAAAAAGATGAGTGAAGAAAGCTTCAATTGGTCACCAGAGCAGATGTTAGAGGTTACTCTTAATCAACCTGATGACTTTTTAAAAATTAGGGAAACCTTATCCCGAATAGGTGTTGCAAGTAGGAAAGATAAAACATTATTTCAATCTTGCCACATACTACATAAACAAGGTAAATATTACATAGTACATTTCAAAGAACTATTTGCTTTAGATGGTAAGAAAGCTACATTAATTGAAAATGATGTACAAAGAAGAAATACAATTGCTGTATTATTACAAGATTGGAACTTACTATCAATAGTAAAAAAAGAGGCTGCAACAAATAAAGCACCTTTATCTCAAATAAAAATCATAGCATTTAAAGAAAAAAGTGAGTGGAATTTACAAGCGAAATATAACATTGGTAAGAAAGTAGTTAAAGAAGAAACTAAATCTGAATAATTGAAAGGATATATTATGATTAGATTATACAGACTCTCAACAGGAGAAGACGTGATTGGTACGCCAGTTGAAGAAGGCGATCCATTAAAAGAAGGTGACCTAGAAAATCATTTTGATTTTGAATATATAAAAAAACCATTTGTGCTTATACCTATGCAAGGTCAGCCAGGACAACCTATGTCAATAGGTTTTCATCCGTATATACCATATACAAAAGACGAAGTAATTAAAATTAAAAAAGATAATATAATTACATCAACAAATCCAGATACAAACTTGATTGACGCATATGATAAGAATACAAGTAGTTTGGTTAAACCTAAAACAAAACTTATTGTGTAATGAAAAATATTAAAGTACATTTTGTAACCAGGAAAGGTGAAACAGAAACCGTTGAGGTACCTGTTTACAATACTCTTATGGAGGCGTCAAGGTATTATTCTAAAGCAGGATATATTGATAACATAGACGCTGATTGTGGAGGTGCTTGTTCATGTGCTACTTGTCATGTTTGGGTAGATAAGAATTGGGTCGATAAAGTAGGTAAACCAAAAGGTGATAGTGCAGAGCAAGAATTATTAGATTATGATCCATTAATGAAGGAGAATAGTAGATTAAGTTGTCAAATAACATTAGACGAAAAACTAGATGGACTAATAGTCCACATACCAAAACAGACTTGATTTTTTTAAGTCTTTGTGATATAATACATTATGAATTTAGCGAGTGATTTCTATACAAATGTCCTAGAATATAAAGGCAAATTACTTATTAGAGGTGTCGCTAATGGTCAATCATATTTAAGTAGAATTAATTATCAACCTACCTTATTTGTACCTACAAAAGATAAAACAAAACATCAGACACTAGACGGCAGATATGTTGCACCTAAAAAGTTTGACAGCATATCAAAGGCAAAGTATTTTGTAGATCAATATAAAAGTATACCTGAATATAAAATTTATGGTATGAATCGTTATCAATATCAATATATCGCAAGTCATTATAAAGATGAAGTCAAATGGAATAAAGACTATATTAAAATCTTTACACTAGATATTGAAACAACTTGTGACGCAGGTTTTCCTGACATAGAAAATCCTAAAGAAACTATAATCTGTATCACGGTAAAAAATCACAGCAACAAACAGATATTAACTTGGGGCACAGGTGACTTTATTTCTAAAAAAACAAATGTGACATATGTAAAATGTCAAAATGAAAAACATCTTTTATTAGAGTTTTTAAAATTCTGGTGTAAGAATCATCCTGATATTGTGACAGGTTGGAATGTTAAATTTTTTGATATACCTTACTTGATGAATAGAATGAGAATGATATTTGATAATGATACTATCAATAAAATGTCACCTTGGAATTATGTTAATGCTGAACGAATACAACTTGGTCAAAAGAATCAACAATACTGGAATATGTTAGGTATATCTGTATTAGATTATTTTGATTTATATAAAAAGTTTACATATGTTAGGCAAGAATCTTATAAACTAAATTATATTGCAAAGGTAGAACTAGGCGAAGAAAAACTAGATAATCCTTATGAAACATTTAAAGATTTCTATACAAAAGATTATCAACGATTTGTAGAATATAATATCCAAGATGTAGAGCTAGTTGATAGACTTGAAGATAAGATGAAATTAATTGAATTATGTTTAACTATGGCCTATGATTACAAAGTTAATTATACAGATGTTTATTCGCAAGTAAGATGTTGGGATACTTTAATCTATAATCATCTAAAGAGTAAACATATTGTTATACCACCAAGAGAAGACCAAGAAAAGGCAACACAATACGAAGGTGCATATGTAAAAGATCCTGACCTAGGTTTACACAAATGGATTGTTTCGTTTGATTTAAATAGTTTATATCCCCATTTAATTATGCAATATAATATTAGTCCTGAAACTTATTATGATGTAAAAACTAATGGTATAAGTGTTGAAAATATGTTATCACAACAAGTCAATTTAAAATTTACTAAAGATAAAAATATTACAATTGCACCTAATGGTGCTATGTTTAGACGAGATAAACAAGGCTTCTTGCCAGAGTTAATGCAAAAGATGTATGGTGATCGTGTTGTATATAAAAAGAAAATGATAGAAGCAAAAAAAGAATTTGAAAAGACAAAAGATCCTATCTATAAAAATGAGATTGCTAGATGTCATAATATTCAGATGGCAAAAAAGATTGCTTTGAATAGTGCTTATGGCGCAATAGGTAATCAATACTTTAGATACTTTGATGTTAAACAAGCAGAGGCAATAACACTAGGTGGTCAATTATCTATTCGTTGGATTGAAAGAGATGTAAATAAATTTATGAATAAGGTATTAGAAACAGATAATCAAAATTATGTGGTTGCGTCTGATACTGATTCAATTTATATTTCTATGGGTAAACTAGTTGAAAAAGTATGTAAAGATAAAACACCACAACAAATTACAGATTTTTTAGATAAGGTATCAGAGCAAAAACTACAAAAGATTATTGATGGTTCGTTTGAACATCTTGCTGATTATGTAAATGCGTTTGAACAAAAGATGGTTATGAAACGAGAAGCAATTGCTAATAAAGGTATATGGGTTGCTAAAAAAAGATATATGTTAAATTTATTTGATGAAGAAGGTATTAGATATGAATATCCTAAACTAAAAGTTATGGGTGTTGAAGCTGTTAAATCATCTACGCCAGAGATTTGTAGAACAAAAATTAAAGAAGCAATTAGAGTAATTATGAATGAAAGTGAAGATGATCTTATTAAATATGTTGCAGATTTTAAGGAATTATTTAAAACATTATCGCCTGAAGAAGTTGCTTTTCCTAGATCATGTAATAATATAATGAAATTTGCAGATAGCTCAAGTATCTATAAAAAAGGTACGCCAATACATGTCAAAGGTGCATTAATATATAATTATAATTTACATAAACATAAATTAGAAATGAAATATCCAGTAATTAAAGATGGTGATAAGATAAAATTTTTAATGTTAAAAATACCTAACCCTATAAAAGATACCGTAATATCTTTTGCGTCAAAGATACCATATGAATTTGATTTACACAAATATGTTGATTATGATTTACAATTTCAAAAAACTTTTACAGATCCTTTAAGATTTATATTAGATTCGATAGGGTGGAAGTTAGAACGACAAGCAACACTAGAGGCATTTTTTGGGTGATAGATGGTTTTTTAATTATGATAATTACGCTACATTGGGGTTTTGCTACAGGTAGTTTACTTGCCATGAAAACAGATTGGTCAATACCAAGATTTATTTTAATTTGTTTAATGATGAGATATTTTTTGATGAGTTATGGATATTAATTTAAAATACGGAGTAATATATGCAGACCCACCATGGTCGTTTAAAACTTTTTCTGACAAGGGTAAAGATAGAAGTCCAGAAAAACATTATGATGTACTCAGCCATAATGATATTTGTAATTTACCTGTTGGGGATATTGCTAGAGATAACTCTGTTTTATTGATGTGGGTTATTGATCCATTATTAGATAAGGCTTTTGAAGTTATAAATGCTTGGGGTTTCAAGTATAAAACGGTTGCCTTTACCTGGGCAAAACTTAATAAAACAAAACCTGGTTTCTTTACAGGTCTAGGTTATTGGACAAGAGGTAATCCTGAAATGTGTTTGCTTGCAACAAAGGGTAAACCTAAAAGAATTAGTAAATCAGTAAGACAATTAGTTGTAGATAAGCGTAGAGAACATAGTAGAAAACCAGATATAATGTATCAACATATTGAAAATCTTTTAGAAGGCCCTTATATAGAGTTGTTTGCTAGACAGAAAAGAAAAGGTTGGGATAGTTGGGGAAATGAGGTAAACAAATGGAATTGACTCTATCTATATTATATGTTATAATGATATATAGTTTTATAATAGGATTATTAGTAATGTGGAATAATGAAAAATGAGTTTAGTAGGTAGAGAAATGCAACCCCTAACACAAAAATTAGGGCCATATATTTGTTTAACATCTATATCAGATGAAACACATGATATACTTTTAAGTGTCGGTAACAAAATTAGAAAAGATAAAAAACTAAAAAAAGATAATGATTATCGCCATAGACTTGCAGGTAATTTAAAAGAAGAATATAGTTATGATAATGCCTTTACAACAAAACAAAAAGAGATAGTTTATGAAGAACTACTTTGGTTAATAAGTAATTATACAAAAGCAGCAAGTGGGTATCATTATGGTAAGAAATATGCGCTTGAACCAAATCAGATATATTTACAAGAGCCTATATGGATTAATTATATGAAACAAGGTGAATGGAATCCTTCACATTCTCATACGGGTGATATATCTTGCGTTATGTATTTAAAAGTGCCAAAAGAAATTGAACAAGAAAATAATACTACTGAAGAATCTAGTAAAAGTAATACGCCAAGCGCAGGCAAAATAGAATTTACCTATGGTGATGATATAGGATATTGTGTTAATGGTGCTATGCACACACCTAGAGAAAAAGATATGATTATTTTTCCTGCTAAATTAAATCATATGGTTTATCCTTTCAAATCTAAAAAAGAAAGAATATCTGTAAGTGTAAATTTTGCAGATGTTATTAAAGCAAAAAGAAATTTAGGTTCATTATGACAGAGTGTAAACAAGCAATATTTTTAGATTTACAAAAACATACAAATGAAGATGGTTTACCTATTATGGATAGACAAACATTTGAAATGGTTACTAACTCTATTGGTAAAGAAAAATTTAGAGAACAACTTGCAGAATATATTGCAAAAAATAGACCAAAGTTTCCTCTAAAAAATATTTCATATGATATAATGCGTCAGGCATTTAAAGGTTTACAAAAACAAGATGTATGGGAATATGTAAAGCCATTAGAACAATTAGAAAAAAACGTAAAAGAAAAATATGATGATTACAAATATAACTTTAAAGAATATGGCCTTGGTATCATAGACGCACCATCAATATATAATGATGTATCAAATCATTTTCACCAAGAGTTAAGATTAAATTGTTCTAGTTATAGTTTTAAATCACCACTAGATGTATGGTATAATGGCACAGCAAAAGATATATGGCGTTGTCTAGGACCTATGTGGCGTGGTATTAATGGTATGAAGTCTGTGATGGTAGATGGTGTAGAAGAATTAAGAGGTGGTGCTTTAACAGATAAAAGTTATGTGTCTGCCTTTAGATTACAAACTTATATTGCAACTCAATTTAAACCTAATGTTGCAAAAACAATATATCAGATGACAGACGCAAAGAAAGTCCTAGATACAAGTTGTGGTTGGGGCGATAGACTTGCAGGTTTCTTTGCTAGTGACGCTGAAGAATATATCGGCTGTGATCCTAACCCTAATACATTTAAACAATATTTAAAACAGATAGAGGTATACAATTCATTTCTTGCAAAACCTAAAAAAACAACTATATATAATTGTGGCGCTGAAGACTTACCATGGGATACTATTAACGATATTGATTGTGCCTTTACAAGTCCACCTTATTTTTCTACGGAAAGATATAATGAGGGTGGTGACAAAGAAGAAAATCAATCGTGGAAAAAGTTTGATGAATATTCTAAATGGCGTGATGACTTTTACTTACCAGTTAGTAAAAATACTATGGAATCTTTATCGCCCACAGGTCATATGTTTATCAATATCATGGACCCTACAATAAAAGGTAAAAGATATTTTAGTAGTGATGAATTGGTAGATAGTTTAAAAGATTATTTTGTAGGTCAAATTGGTATGAGAATTATGCAAAGACCTAAATCAGATAAATTGTTTAGTAGTGAAGAGGAAAAAGCAGAGTTTATGAATAGAATATATATTGAAAATGTCTGGTGTTTTTCTAAAATAAAATTAGATTACTTTAGACATGCTAGAAAGGCTGCATTACCATTATGATGTATGTTAGAAAAGATTTACCTTTACAATCTACAATGACTTTTTTTGAAACTCATATAAAAGATAAAAGTATGGACAATACAATCAAAAAACATATAAACAAAGGTGATAAGATAAATCATAAATCAAATGTAAAAGCAGATATGACAGAGTGGACAATGCAATCAGAAACTGGTTTTAAAAAACTTGCAGACATAATATTAGATATGGCTGCTAAAGGTTCTAAAGAAAGATATAATAGAATAATCAAACCAGTGATAAGTGAAATGTGGGGTATGAGATACAAGTCAGGTGAACAAGCAATAATGCACGACCACTGGCCTGCATTATGGTCTTTTGCATATTATTTAAATGCACCAGAAGGTGCCCCTGGTTTATTTTTTAAAGAGATGGGACCACAAGGTGGTATGAGAAAACTAGAACCAGGATTATTAATTATGTTTCCTGGTTATGTACAACACGGTGTACAACCACAAGAATTTAAAGGATATAGATATGTTGTATCAGCAAATGTATCAGAAAAATTATGATAGATAGAATAAAAAAAGTGTTTACATTTTGGAAACAAAAAGAGAAACCTAAAATACATTGGTGGTCTACAATAGAGGGTGTAGAAAAAGTAGCACCCATTGTGCCTGCAAAAGAGTATGTACCTGATTGGTGGAAAAAGGTTCAAAGAATGATTGATGGTAATATGGATAATAAAGGTACGGTTAGAAATTGCCCTTCTTTTCCTGAATATATAACACAAGGATTTGTTGTACCACTATGGTGTGATTTGCATGTAGAGATAGAACATGACAAATCTTGGAAATGGAGATCACCAGATGGTACATTTAAGTTTTCTTCACACAATAATACTCAATTCAGAGATTGGCTACCTAGACACATGCAAGATAACACAAGTATGGTTGTTAAACCTAATTGTCCTTGGCGTGTTAAAACACCACCAGGTTGGTCAGTTTGGCAACTACCAATGTACTATCACTACAATCCAATATTTGAAACCTTACCTGGTATTATATGGGCAGATATACACCATGAAATAAATCAACAAATGCTTTTCAGAAGTTATGGTGAGTTTTTTATTCCAAGAGGCACACCTTTAGCGATGTATGTGCCGTATGAAAGAAATAAATATACATATGATGTTTCAGGACCTACGCCAACTAATGCAGCTTGGGCTAACGAATCTTATTTACATGTAAAATCAAAATTTAAAGGGGGATATAAATTACATCAATCGGAGGTGAAAAAATGTCCTGTCAAGCACTAATGATAAGTAAACAATCATACATAGATTTAAAAGAATACTGGGACTATCAAAGACTTTTAGAGTATAACAAAGAGAAGTTAAAAGATAAACTTCAAAGAGTTGAAGGTAGGGTCTTTTCTCAATTTGGTCCTGTAAAAACAGATGACTTATTTAACGACATATGGATCAATATAGAAACAGCAGATTTAGAAACGCCGCCAGTGGGATGGATACCTAAAGATAAAAAGTATAGATTTGAATGGGAATTAGGTGATTGACAATTGTTATATATAAAAATAAAAAATACATGACATACAATTTTCCTAAGTCAGAGCTTGACAATATCTTAAAGATATGTTATGATTTAGGTATAAAATATTATTGTATAAACTATCAAGGAGAATAATAATGGATTTTTTGAAAGATATTATAAAAGAAACAGGTAATGAATATGCTACACTAGTAAGTGAAGGTGTTGAAGCAGGTGATGTAGATAGTTTTATAGACACAGGTAGTTATACTCTTAACGCCTTATTATCAGGATCAATCAATGGTGGTATGCCATCAAACAAGATTACAGCCATCGCAGGTGAAGCTGCAACAGGTAAAACTTTCTTTGCATTAGGTATTGTAAAAGCATTTTTAGATAAGAATAAAGACGCAGGCGTGATATACTTTGAGTCAGAAAGTGCATTGACAAAAGATTTAGTTGAGAGTAGAGGTGTTGATAGTACAAGAATGGTTGTTGTACCAGTTGCAACCGTGCAAGAATTTAGACATCAATCAATCAAAGTTATTGACAAATATTTAGAACAAAAAGAAGAAGATAGAAAACCTATGATGTTTGTATTAGATAGTTTAGGTATGTTATCAACCACAAAAGAAATGACAGATACAGCCGAAGGTAAAGAAACTAGAGATATGACTAGGTCGCAGATTGTAAAAGCTGCGTTTAGAGTTTTAACACTTAAATTAGGCAAAGCAAAAGTGCCTATGATTATGACTAATCACACCTATGATGTGATCGGTTCAATGTTCCCACAAAAAGAAATGGGTGGCGGTTCAGGCTTGAAATACGCTGCCTCTAATATTGTTTACCTATCTAAAAGAAAAGAAAAAGATGGTAAAGATGTTATCGGAAATGTTATTCATTGTTTAAATTATAAGAGTAGATTAACAAAAGAAAACGCTAAAATAGATGTAAGACTAACTTATAAACATGGTTTAGAAAGACACTATGGATTGCTAGACTTGGCAATCAAACATGGTATATTTAAATCAGTTTCAACAAGAATAGAATTACCTGATGGCACAAAACAATATGCAAAGACTATCAATAATGAGCCTGATAAATTCTTTACTAAAGATGTTCTCTCTAAAATTGACGAGGCAGCCAAGAAAGAATTCCTCTATGGCGCAGAATAAAAAATACGTTTTCGCTCAACGTGACGTAGATGATTATTCCTGCATTAAGTTGACAGAAGCGCCATATTCTGATATAATATTCGCATATACAAATGTTAAGTTTGCTTCAGAACCAAATGCTGACGGCAGATTACCTTTGAAGTTTACTTATGACATCAAAAAGAATCCTAATAATGTTGATACAACAGATGAAGATTTTAGACAATACATTGGCGATATATTAATAGAAGTAATGGAGGAACAATTAGAGAATGGCACAATCAATTTTAAATGATAAGTTTGAATTAACTATATTATCAAACCTTATATACAATGAAGAATTTGCTAGAAAAGCTGTGCCTTTTCTTAAAGAGGATTTTTTTAAAGATAGAATAGAAACTATTGTCTTTGAACAGATAAATAATTTTGTAGTAAAATATAATAATCTTCCTACCAAAGAAGCTCTGACAATTGAGTTATCAAACCTAAAGAATATTACAGAGGAAGAATTTAAACAATCAAAACAATTATTGAATAGTTTAGAAGTTGAGTCTAATGTAGATCAAAAATGGTTATTAGATACAACTGAAAAGTTTTGTAAAGACCGTGCTGTATATAATGCTGTATTAAAAGGTATTAAGATTATA